ATTTTGTTAGACATAGCCTTAAAGTCTATTTTTCCTCCCATACCCATTTTACTCATCATCTCCTTCATCCCAGGAATATCTTTCATCTTGTCCATAATTTGGGTGGCTTCTTCCAATAGTTCACTTTCTTTCAAATCCCCTTTTTTGATTTTGTCCTCTAACTTGGTACCAATGTTCTTGACCAAATCTAAAATCTTCTTGGGGTTTTTCATAAGGGTTTTCATGAATTCCTCTTTATCTTCAACATCCTCTAATTCCTTGGTAGCCTCGCCTGCAATTTCTTTGGCCAGATTCCCAATCTTTCCGTCCATCAGCCCGTCCAAATGGCTTTTCAAGCTCTCTGGGTCAAAAGAACTTTCTCCGGAGACATCCACTCCTGAAAAATCAAAGAGTCCTTTCATCTCCTCCATGGTCTCCGAAATCTTTTTGTGAAGGTCTTCTTGATGAATGGCCTCAAACAATTTGGAGGTCTCTCCTATATTTTCTTTGGAATCAATGTTCTCCATGACCGAAAAAAGAATGAGCTGTAAATATTTCCAAATGGTCTTTTGTGTTTTTACAGTGATTGCTTCATCTTTCATCAAGATAGAAAAGTCAACCTCGGGCAAAAGAAACTGCGTCTCATCAAACAAGGAACTATTCTCGTACAAAAGTTCAAAGAACAACTTTGGATACATTTCCACACAATGAGTGTAAAGAGCCTCATCTTCAATGTCTAGCTTCTCCGCCAATTCTGGAAACGTGAGCAACAAATCTGTTTTAAAATCTTTCCAAACTTGACTAAACTTTTCGGGGACCATTGTATAGGAAAAGCAAGTATTTTTTATATCTATATTTATACACAATTCAATAGAGATAAAAGAGACCCTGTGTATAAAAGAGAAGATATACGTTTATCTTTTCTTTGAACGATGACGATGCTGTTTTCTCTTTCGTCTTGTAGATTTCATTTTACGTGTCTTTTTAACCTTAAACTTATTCTTATTCTTTTTACTTTTACCCCCTGAAAAAAAGTATCTCGATGGCTGAGTAGGTACCTTACTTTTTATAGGATTTTGCGGTCTAACAATAGATTGCGTCTGAACAGGTGCCTCCACAGCCGGTTGCGTCAAAGAAGGTTGCATCAAAGCAGGTTGCATCTGGACCAGTTGGTTCGGAGAAGATTGCATCGGAGAAGGTTGCATTGGAGAAGGTTGCATTGGAGAAGGTTGCATTGGAGAAGGTGGTATGACAGATTTTTCTAAGATATCATTTGAATCAATAGGAATAATGTCTGGTTTAGACCTAGATAACTCTAAGGATACATTGTTAAAATAACAACCCTTATCCGAATAGTCATTGAGTCTGTCTTCGTTTTCGGATATCCATTCATTGTACAAATTTACCCATCGTATAGTATAAGGTATACTTACCCTATTTTTAAATGTAGCATGGTCTACATTCTTCCATTCTGGTTTTCCAAAAAGTCCAATAGTATTGTCATCCATATTCGTACCTGTAGCGACTAAAAGGGTTAATCCATTAATGTCCGTCTCAACTACAGAATGGTCTCCTAAAATAGGACTGTTAATTTTATCGTATTCGGTAAAGAAAGATACCAATGGCGGTTGATTCGTAACATTTACAGCAGCTCCTCCGGTAACAGCCTTTTTAGTACCTAATTTAAGTATAAACATACCATCTCGTTCATCTGATTTTACCTCTGGTCTATCTTTGTCAATTTGATTATTATAGAATATATTCATAGGTATTCTTTTTTTAGAAATGTTCCTATTGCTACAGGATAATGTATAATCAATTTGGATTTCATCTATGAGGACTGTTATATCTTTATGATTGATGGGGACCCCACCTTTTTTTACAGTGATGTTTGAATCACCTGTAATGTAGTGTATACCCTTTTCATCTGCAAACTTAATAATATCAATTAAAGCCTTTCTGTTATCTCCTTTACTATCTCCATGCCAATTTACAATCTTGATAGGGTCACTTCCAGCTTTATTATTTATTTGAAAAAAAACCAATTTTTCGCCTATTAAAGGGGGTTTTTCATCTAATTCTACAGGTGACTCTACAACTTCATACACAGATTCAAATGAGGTGTTATAATAAACACCGCATGTACCTCCTTTCTGATTAAAAAATTTATAATTAGGGTCATTTAAAAAATCTATACTAAAAGGTTCTGTAATCACCATCAATAAAGGTTTTTGAATTAGTGCATCTGGTGGTCCATATACAGCTTTCTTATATTGTGATATCATGGTATTTTTATCCACATCTACATCAAACCCTCCGCTTGGTTGAGATATATCAAAATTACCTTGTTGTATTACTTTATTCCATCTATTCTTCATAGGCATAGGAGTTTTATTGCTAATATCGTCGTATAATTTAGTATACCATGTATCAAATAAAGGTATACCATTTTCCGGTATCGGAAAAGCAACATTCAATTCATCGCATTTGACTATGTAATCATTCAATAATGCTTTTCCTTTGTCGTATAAGTCTTCAAAAACAGACCGAAGTGACTCTTTAGGCGTAGGTTCACTCATTATATATATCTCAATATTTTAACACATCCTTACACCCGTTTGTCTTCCGGAAACTCCTGGTTTCGCATCTTCTCTAAATCTTCCATGGAATAATTCATTTTGGATTTTTTGTCTCCTTCCAACAAAGGAGTAGAAATCGCAGATTCGCCGTCCACGGTTGCATAAGAATACATTTGACGCAATCCACCGTTCCCCTCTGGAGCCAATTCTTGTGGAGCCATGTCTAGAAAACTATAATTATCACTCGCCACGCCGGAAGACCTCAATGTATCCCGAGACAAATCAAACGGGTTCGGTTCGTCGTAAATCATGGTCTTTTCTTCTTTGATGGTCTTAGCTTGAGGTTTAATAAACTCTAAAATTTGATTACCTGATAGAATTTCAAATTTTGGTTTCAAGAGAAGAATCGGGACTCGGTTAATCATAGGAGGCAACGGAAAATGCTGACCGTTTGGAAGCAGGATATAGGTAATGTTGTTTTTGACAAATCGTTTGTCTATACAAATGTAGTTAAAGGTTTGATGTAATCCAGACTTGTTGAGTTCTTGTAAGATGCTAGACGAATATTTGCAGTATTGGCTATAATATAGTTCGTGTTTTGGGGGGCTACTCATTAATGTGTGTTTATTTTATTTACCTTAAAAATAAACACATAACCTTTACATAAAAATTGATAGAATTTAAATGTTCCCTATATATAGAAACATGGCGCCTGTCGTATCTAATCTATCGGAAACAGAGGAATCTCTTCGGTTTGAAATCGCAAATGTAGACGTGAGTATCGTTAATTCCTTACGTAGGGTCATTTTGACCAATTTGGACCAGTTGGTCTTTCGGGGATTTCCTCATGCAGAGAACCAACTTGTCTTTGAAAAAAACAATACTAAATTTAACAATGAATTTATAAAACATCGTATTCAAGGAGTCCCTATCTTTGAAAGCGACATGAGTAAGTTTGAAAATTTTGTGAAAAATTACTGCATCAAGGTACAAGTTTCTAACGAAACCAATACCCGAAAAGACGTCACCACCAAAGACTTTAAAATTGTCCAGAAAGATTCAGGAAAAATGGTCAGTGAAGCAGAAACCCGAAAATTATTCCCACCGGATAAAATCACGGGAGACTACATTATCCTTTCCGTACTGATGCCGAAAGTATCCGAAACAGATGAGCCCGAAGAACTGTCGCTGACCTTGAACTTTTCCATCGGAAACGCCAAACAGGATTCTTGCTGGAATGTGGTATCCAAGTGTGCCTATTTCAACAAGCCAGACGACCTGAACATCAAAAAGGCCATTGCAGAGAAACCCAAGGAAGAGAAACGGGATTTTGAACTGTTGGATGCACAAAGAATCTTTGTTCAAAACCAGTTTGTCTTTCATCTCACCAGTCTAGGTGTATACGCAAACCATGATATTGTTCGTAAAGCATGTACTTTTCTCATAGAAAGGATGACAGAGTTCTCCTTGTTTCTAGAAAATGCATCGTTTACAAAGAAACAATTTGGTGTGTTGGACCCGTTTGGACTGTACCAATCCGAGACAGGGTTCTATTTACGGATTGAAGAAGACGATTATACCATTGGAAAGCTCATTGAGAATCATCTCAATCTGATGTTTGGAAAGGAGATTTACTATATTTCTTTCAAAAAAGACCATCCACATGATTCTCATTGTTTTGTTAGTTTTGAGTACCGAAATCCAGCGAATATAGATACTATCACAAAACATCTTTCACAGGTTTCTGGCCAAATCATTGAACAATATAAAACGATTTCAGCTTATTTTGTCAATTAAAATATAACTATTTTGCGAATTAAAATACTACTATTATGTAAATGAGTATTGAATATGGAACTGTTCTTCGGATAAGGTTTAAGACCAAAGATGAAGGACTTTTTTTTGTACATCGTGTGACGGAAGATAGATTTGAACTTCTGACAACCGATGGAGAGCAACAAGAACTTTCCTATGAGGATTCTGATATTTTAGAAGTTTCTGTGGCTTACATTCCTCCAAAACACGATTATGCTTCTATTCGTAATCTTTTTGTAGGAAATTGGGTAAAGGTACAATTTGCAGACGAGCCTCTCTATGGTAAACTGGTCAAAACAGGGTCTACTTTAGAAATAGAATCTAATGATGTGATGTATTACATACCCGTACGGTATGGTCTTCCCAAAGACATTCTACGGATTGACTCTTCTACTCAAGCCCCTCAAAAAGTAAAAGTAGACACAGAGACAGATGTAGAGGCAACAGAATCGGAAGAACCAGATGACCTGTACGACGTAGAAGACGACTACAATCAATTGTATTACACCATGGAACAAAAGAAAAATGATTTAACGGAATCCTTGATACAATCTTTGGATAAACAATCCCAATCTTCTTTGAAAAAAGTATATCATCAAGTTCAGCGTTTTCAAGAACTTTTTGAGAAATATACAACATTTGAAAAAAATATTTTATTGAAAAGACTTCCGGAAAAATCTTACCTAGATTCTTTTAAGAAGAATGAAAATACATTCTATACTCCTGTCTCTGACCATATCAAAGTAAAACACAATTTCATAGAGAATG